GGTTACACCAGCACGAATTGAACTTACCAGATCGTTTTCACGAATAATTACACCGCGTTTACCATCGGTAGTTACGCCACCGTCCATCATTGAACGCAGTAGAGAGTTAAGGGAAAATTCCATTTTGTTATCATCCTTGATAATGGGTTTATTTTTAATTTGTTGGCGAAACGCATCAATGCTTAAGCCGGATTCGATTGCCTTATTCGTAATTTCAGCGTGGATATTAAATGCACGTGAAATAGCATTAATTTCGGCAATACGTTTTTGATCCTCTTCGGCCTGTTCTTCTGGTTCTTCCTGAACCTGTTCCTGAACGGCTGAATCATCATTTTGTTCTTCTGGTTCCGGCTGCTCGCCATCACCAGTACTGTCATTACTATTTATCGTTTCCGTTTCGGTAATGATTTCGGGATTAAACTTAGAAGTATTAACAGTACTTTCAGTATTTTCATCGGGTTCATTTTCAGTTTCCTCGTTTCGTTCCTCTTGTTCGGATGGTTGCTCGTCTTTATTTTCGGATTCAGGTACTTCTGGTTCCTGCTCTTCTTCAATAGAACGCCCTACACCCACAAAATCATCGGCTGGTACTGATACCATGCTGATTTCGTATGGTTCCCATTTAGTAACTAATAGGTTTTCACCTTCAATTCGATAATCGAGAATGGAATAACCTACGCTGACCTTTGACAAAGTATTTTCACGTACCATTTCGAACTTTTCAGCACCCATACCAACTGAACTGAAACGCACTAATGCACGGCCTACATGGTCAGCATCAATACTGGCTGACTCAATAACACCGATATGATTATCAAAGTTGTGGTTATAAAGCAGAGCGGCCTTATTCTGTAGTCGTTCTAGATTGACGTTCTCAGGATTATGCAGAAGTATTTCGTTATATTCCTGACCACCAATAGTACGTACTACTGGATTTTCTGAACTGAAAGCTAACAGTACTGTACGGTCGTTATTATCAGAGAGTACGTCACTCGATAACGTCATCTCCCGTTTTTGATTCTTGAATTTCATTTGAACTGTCCTTGTTCATTGTTTCTGTTTTATTTATCTCCGCTTCTCGTTTAAGTTCTTCAAATACGTGCTGAGGCTCCATGCCTAAATCACGGATAATTTGGGACTTACTTTTGACTCCCATTTCTAATAGTACTTGCTCGTACTGAGCATCTTTATTAGGATCAAGCGAGACTTGCTTAACTGTAATGAAAGTACTGTTCGCGATATTCTCAAAGTTCGTGAAACTGAGTTCTTTAAGTTCAGACACCATGATTCTTTTAATGAACTCACGGTAGATAGGCTTTAAGACTTTCGAAATAAGTAGATTAGAACGAGTTTTAAACCCTTCACGACTGATACGGTCTGCCATTTTTGCAGCACTGAATGACGCGTTTTGTGTATCGCCAGTTAACATGGATTTTGGGACGGAAAGGCCAGTACTGATAGTTGTTAGAACAGCGTCTGAAAACTCAGTAATTTTGTCTGTACCTGCCTGCGGGTTCAGAGTCTGGATCTGCTGCCCTGGGGCCAGTTCTTTAATACTGCCCGGTTCAAAGTGTTCTATGTATTCACGCTGTTCTGTTTCACCGTCTAAGAGTTCATCCTGATTGTTGTCAGTATTGGTAATAAATGCCATCGCTGAGCTTGCAACCTTCTTTTGCAATACAGACGCTTCGTTATAACTGTTGAAATCTTCCAGGGTCTTAATGACTGCAATACAGTCCGGGAAACCTCGTTCCTGTCCTGGGAATTCTGGGATGAAGTAATGCAGAATCTCACTGGCTGGTACACGTTGAGTACTGTTCGTCTGGATGGTGTAATTCAGCGGGTTAATATCGGCTACGTGATAGGCCAGTACCCGACCGTGTTGATCACGTTCAATACCATTGCTGATGTACGAAC